ACCACGCTCGCCGTCAACAACCAGAAGCACATCGGCGTGAACTTCACGTCGGCCGAACTGACCATGCAGCTTGACGATTTCGCGGATCGTGTTCTGAAGCCGCGTATCTCGCAGCTTGCATCGTCCATCGACGCTGACGTTGCCAACTCCTACAAGGGCATCTTCTCGTCCGTCGGCACCCCCGGCACGACCCCGGCCACTTCGCTCGTCCTGCTCCAGGGCCAGCAGAAGCTGAACGAGTACGCCGCCATGATGCCGAACCGCTACGCGACCGTTAACCCGGCCGCCAACGCTGGTCTGGTCGAAGGCATGAAGGGCCTCTTCAACCCCGTCGATACCATCTCGCGCCAGTTCAAGGCCGGTATGATGGGTGAAGGCGTCCTCGGCTACGACGAGATCAACATGTCGCAGTCGATCAAGCTGCACACCACGGGCACCCGCGCAGCCACGGGCGCCACGGTCAACGGCAACGCTTCGGAAGGTGCGACGACCATCACCCTCGCCAGCGCCGGTAACGCGCTGACGTTCACGGTGGGCGACGTATTCACTGTGGCCGACTGCTTCTCCGTGAACCCGCAGACCCGCGAAAGCACGGGTTCGCTCCAGCAGTTCACCGTGACGGCAGCCAACACCTCGTCTGCTGGCGGCGCTGTGACGCTGGCTGTCTCGCCGGCGCTCTACTCGCCGACGAACGCTCTCGCCTCCGTCTCCACCCTCACCATCACTGGTAAGGCCGTGACGTTCATCGGTGCAGCTTCGACCTCCTACCCGCAGAACCTGATCTACCACAAGGACGCTATCTCGTTCGCTACGGCCGATCTTCTTCTGCCGCAGGGTGTCGATATGGCTTCCCGCCAGGTTCACAATGGCATCTCGATGCGAATTGTGCGCCAGTACGACATTAACAACGATAGACTTCCATGTCGCATAGATGTACTTTATGGTTATTCAGTGATCAGGCCTCAAATGGCTGCGCGTTTGTGGGGCTAAAATGGCTTCTTGCGTAGAGTAGGATGGACGTGCTACGCTACTCTGGCTTAACAACCGGAGTAGCGTAGTGACCGACATCTGCTGCATAAAGGAATGCAACTTGCCAGTCGTAGCTTTAGGTCTTTGCAACAAACATTGGCGGCGGAACAAGAAATTTGGCTCGCCTGTGGCGGTATCGTCCCACAGCGGATCTTTTCGTGGTCTTTCTGCCGAAGAACGGTTTGCAAAATCTGTTGCCAAAACTGACGGGTGCTGGCTGTGGAAAGCCAGTAAGGATAAAAACGGATACGGGATTTTCAGAGGTGAACTAGCTGGTGTTATGTTTACCCGCGCACATCGCTTTTCGTATGCCTTGCATACAGGTGATTTGCTCGTAAACATGCACGCCCTGCATACCTGTGACAACCCAAGTTGCGTTAACCCAGACCATTTATTTTCTGGTACAAACGCCGACAATATGCGCGATAAAGTGCAAAAAGGTCGGTCGCGCGCGCCAGTAGGTGAACAGAACGGGCACGCTATCCTTACTGAGCGCCAAGTCCGCCGCATTCTTAAAGACCCTAGACCCTACGCAGAAATCGCTGCACAATACAATGTAGCTGCATCTACGATTGGTAGCATAAAACAACGCTACTCGTGGAAGCATATCTAACAAACGAAACATAGGAGAATATGACAATGGCTATCCCTAACGGTGCTGGTGGTTATCAGGTCGGCGACGGCAACCTGAATGACCCGCTTATCGACGCCCTTCCCGAACCCGTCTCGGTCACGACAGCGGCGACGCTGACCCCGGCGCAGGTTCTGAACGGCCTGATCATCGCAAACAGCGGCATTACCGCTGCTTCCGTGACCTACACGCTGCCGACCGTTGCCGATCTGGAAGCGGTCCTCACCAACTCGGACAAGACGGGCACGTCGTTTACGTTCCGCGTGGTGAACATCGGCACGTCCTCTGCCACCGCTATCATCGCGGCCGGCACGGGTTGGACGATCACGGGCTCGCTGACGATGACGATCCCTGTGACGACCGGCGCTACGCTGGTCGCCCGCAAGTCGTCTTCGCCGGGTGCTGCAAGCGCCTGGACGCTCTACCGCGTCAATTGACAAACAGGCGGGCGGTCTTCGGGCCGCCCGTCTTCCCTTTTGGAGGAACAATGGCGACCATTTACCTGTCCCACCCCAAGCATGGCGTCAAGATCGCCACGATGGAGATGGAGGCGCAGTACGACGAGATGAACGGCTGGAGCCGTTTTGACCCAGAAGACCAGTTGATCGACGCGCCGGAACCCGTTAACGTAATGCCGGAACCCCGGCGCCGTGGTCGGCCCCGGCTAGAGGTGAGCGAGTGACATGACAACGGCGGGCGACCTGATAAATGGCTCTCTGCGCCTTTTAGGCGTTCTGGCAGAGGGCGAAACGCCGTCGTCTGAGACAGCGCAAGACGCGCTTGTCGCCATGAACCAGATGATACAGTCGTGGGACGCGGAACGGCTTGCGGTGTTCTCGACACAGGACCAGGTCGTTACGTGGCCCGCCAGCACGCGGTCGCGCACGCTGGGGCCTACGGGCGACATTGTTGGTAACCGCCCCGTCCTGATTGACGACAGCACCTACTTCCGCGACCCGACCAACGGCATCTCGTTTGGTCTGAAACTCATCAATCAACAGCAGTACAACGGCATCGCCGTCAAGACCGTGACCAGCACCTACCCGCAGGTGCTGTGGGTCAACATGACGTACCCCGACGTTGAGATGTACGTGTACCCGGTGCCTACCAAGGATCTGGAGTTCCATATCGTGTCGGTGGAGACGTTGAGCCAGCCGGCCAACCTGGCGACCGACATGGCTTTCCCGCCGGGCTATCTGCGCTGTTTCCGTTACAATCTGGCCTGCGAACTAGCCCCGGAGTTTGGCGTGGAGCCGTCCCGACAGGTGCAGCGCATCGCCATGACGTCCAAGCGCAACCTCAAGCGCATCAACAACCCCGACGACATCATGGCGCTTCCGTATAGCCTTGTCGCCACACGGCAGAGGTTCAACATTTTTGCGGGTAATTATTAATGGCTGACACCAAAATCTCCCAACTTCCGTCTGCTACGACCCCCTTGTCGGGGGCCGAACTTGTGCCTCTGGTGCAGAGCGGTGCTACTGTTCAGACGCCGACCAACGAGATCAGCAAACTCACTGCGGCGACGGCCAATACCTTCACCGCCAACCAGATCATTGAAGTCACCGACAACACCAACGCGGCGCTGCGCGTCACGCAGTTGGGCACGGCTGACGCGCTCCGCATTGAGGACAGCACGAACCCGGACAGCAGTCCGGTTGTTGTGGATGCCAGCGGCAACGTGGGCGTTGGCGGCAGTCCTTTGTCTACCCTCAATGTTTTTTCTGCCGCAGCCACCACGGCACAGTTTCGCGTAACTGGCGGAAGTGCGGCTTCGCCACAGGCGGTTCTTTATGGTTACGCATCGGGCGTGTCGGGTGCAAATGGCGCAGGCATTGGCGCAGGGTTCATTTCCGGTGGTTATGGCCCCTTGCTGTTGGAAACATCAGGAACAATCAGACTAAGCATCAACGCATCGGGTGACATTCTAAACGTCTCCACGGGTGGCCTCGGCTACGGCACAGGCAGCGGCGGCACGGTTACGCAGCTAACCAGCAAGGCTACTGGCGTCACGCTGAACAAGACGAATGGTAGCATTGTTATGAATGCTGCTGCCCTTGGTGCGGGCGCAACCACTTCTTTCACGCTGACAAATTCAACAATTGCGGCAACAGATGTTGTTATTGTGAATAATGGCGGCGGCGCTGCTGATCCCTCGCAATATGATTTACGAGTCAAACCGGGAGCTGGTAACTTAGTTGTCTGGATTACAAACCGAAGCGGCGGTTCGTTATCTGAAGCGTATGTCATCAACTTCGCAGTCATCAAAGCTGTGACCGCCTGATGAACTGCCCGCTTCCGCGCTACTGGATGTGTCATGCGGTGATTGCGCTGTTAATCGCCGCAGCCCTGTGGTGGCCGCTTGGCCTCACCGCTGGCTTGTGCGGTGGCGTGGCGTTCTACGCGGGGCGTGAATACACACAATGGGAAAGCGGCTTGCCCTTCGATTGGAAAGGCATTGCCGCGCCCCTCGCAGCCTGTCTTGTGGTTTTTGGTATCTACCTCTATGCGCGGTGACACGTAACATGCAAACGCCGATCCTGGGTTCTTCTTATGTGGCCCGCAGCGTCAACGCTGCGGACAGCCGCATGGTGAACCTGTTCCCAGAGGTCGTACCGGAAGGCGGCAAGCAGGCCGCGTTCCTGAACCGGGCGCCGGGCTTGCGTTTCCTTGCAACCGTCGGCCCCGGACCTATCCGTGGCCTGTGGTCGCCGCAGATCACCGGGTCGGACGCCTACGTCGTCTCTGGCCCCAACTTCTACCGCATCACGACCAGCTACACGGCCACGCTGGTTGGCACTGTGGGCGGCACTGGCCCCGTGTCCATTTCTGACAACGGTACGCAGATATTCATCGCCACCAACCCCGACGGCTACATCTATAACATGAGCACGTTGGCCTTCGCCCAGATCACCGACCCGGACTTCCCCGGCGCGGCTACCGTCGGTTATCTTGACGGATATTTCGTCTTCAACGAGCCCGACACGCAAAAGGTCTGGGTGACGAGCCTTCTGGACGGCACCAGCGTTGATCCGCTGGATTTCGCCAGCACGGAAGGCGCGCCGGACCAACTTATCAGCGTCAACGTCGATCACCGCGAAGCCTGGCTGTTCGGCACCTCCTCGGTTGAGGTGTGGTATAACGCTGGCACGTCCGACTTCCCGCTACAGCGCATTCAAGGTGCGTTCAACGAGTTGGGCTGCGCGGCCGTCTATTCCGTCGTCAAACTGGACAACACGCTGTTCTGGCTGGGCGCCGACGCACGCGGGCGCGGCGTCATCTATCGCGCTGAAGGCTATCGCGGCGTCCGCATCTCGACCCATGCCATCGAGCACGCCATCCAGAACTACTCCACCATCTCGGACGCCGTTGGTTACTCTTACCAGCAAGAAGGCCACAAATTCTACGTCCTTACGTTCCCGTCCGCTGACGCGACGTGGGTCTACGACGCGACCACGGGCGCGTGGCATGAGCGCGCCGGATGGCGGAACGGCTATCTGACCCGGCACAGGTCCAACTGCCAGATGAACTTCAACAACGAGGTCATCGTCGGCGACTACGAGAACAACAACCTTTACGCCTTTGATCTTAACGTGTACCGCGACTACTCCTACGTGCAAAAGTGGATACGGTCGTGGCGCGCGCTGCCGACGGGCACCAACACGCTCCGGCGTACGGTGCAGCATTCGCTTCAGCTTGACTGCGAGAGCGGCGTCGGCCTTGACGGCAGTCCCGACATGCTGGACGCGCAGAACATCACGACGGAAACGGACGACTTGCTGATCACCGAGGCGGGTGTCTACATCGTCACCGACGCGGAGGGGTTGGTCAGCCAAGGTGTGGACCCGCAGGTCATGCTGCGCTGGTCGGACGACGGCGGCCACACCTGGTCGCGCGAACACTGGACCTCGATGGGGGCTATTGGCCGTTACGGTCAGCGCGTCTTCTGGCGCCGTCTGGGCATGTCGCTCAAGTTGCGCGACCGCGTGTACGAGATTTCTGGGACAGACCCGGTCAAGATAACAATCATGGGCGCGGAGCTTCTTCTCGATGGCACTGCTTCCTAGCGTTACCCAAATCCCGGCGCAGCGCGTGCCGCTTAACGAGCGCCCGCAGCCGCCCGAATACGTGTCACGCGAGTGGTATCGCTTTCTTGACAGCCTGCACACGTACATCCCGACGCCGGTCACGTTCGTGCCAACCTTGACGTCCGTCACGAACGTGACGTCGGTCACCGCTGGTACGTGTTTTTACAACCAGATGGGCACCACCATCACGGTAACCGGCAGCGTTACCCTTGACCCCGCCGCGACCGGAAACACGGTGTTCCAGATGGACCCTCCGGTTCTGGACGGGCTGTCGGTTTCCCAGGCTGCGGGCATGTTCATCACCACGACGGCGGGTGCGTCCGACGTGGGGTCCGTCACCGTTGCGTCCAACAAACTCCAGTTTCGCCTTAACGCTGTCAGTGCAGCGTCCGCCGTTTACGTTTTCCATGTCAACTACCAGATTGTGTAACAGTCTGCTTTACGTTAGGTTTGCCACATGAGCGTGACCCTCTCCCCCCTTGCTGGCGCTGCGGCCCAGTTCTTTGACGATAACGGCGACCCGCTTACGGGCGGCAAGCTGTATACTTACGCTGCGGGCACGACGACGCCTAAAGCGACGTATACCGATTACACCGGCTCGCAGGCGCACGCCAACCCGATCATCTTGGACGCCGCTGGTCGAACGCCGTCAGAAGTTTGGTTGACCTTTGGCGATGCCTACAAGTTCATCCTGAAGGACAGCAACGACACGCTGGTCGGTACGTTTGACAATATCGAAGGTATTCCGCCTTTCTACACGGCGCGCGCCTGGGTGGTGTTCAACGGCACGTCGGGGGCCATAACCTCCAACCTGAACGTGAACAGCGTCGTCAGGAACGCGACGGGCAACTACACGATCACTTTTACCTCTGGCATCCTCGCCAACGCCAACTACGCCGTAAGCGGTTCGGCGCTAGGCACGACCAGCGTCGCCCCGTTCGTATTTGCCGACAACACGACGACCCCCACTGCCGTGACGCTGCGCGTGCAGGTGCTGTCGCTCACTTGGCCGTCTGCAACTCCTGCCACGGCGGCCTATGACAGCACCCGCGTCAGCATCGCGGTGTTCGGGTGATCGAGGTGCGCCGCGCTCAAGTGACAGATCTGCCGTCGTGTCTTGACATGACGGCGCGCTTTCACGCGGCGTCGCCTATCGCTAAGATTGCACCGTTTGACGAAGACGGCATGGCCAACACACTGCGCGCGATGTTTGAGGACGACCGCAGCGGCGTGTGGTTGGCCTTGCGCGACGAACAGCCTGTCGGCATTGCCGGCGCGCTGCTGTACCCGCTGTATTTCAGCCCGTCGAATAGCGTGGCGCAGGAACTGTTTTGGTGGCTAGACCCAGCGGCGCGGGGCTGCGGCGCAGGCAAAAGCCTGTTTCAAAGCGTGCAGAATTGGGCTAAGGACAAGGGTGCCGCAGCCGTGTTCATGATTGCTTTGGATGACAACCGCGTGAGTAAGACAGACAAATTTTACAGGCGGGCCGGGTTTGAACCGCTGGAACGCACCTACGTGAGAGGGTCACAGTCATGGCAATAGCAACAGGTACGGCAATCATTGGCTCGGCGCTTATTGGCGCTGCTGGCAGCGCGGCCGCAGGCATTTTTGGTGGCAACAAGGCCGCCGACGCGCAGAAGAAGGCCGCCAAGAAGGCGGCCAAGGCACAGAAGAACGCGCTGGCTGTACAGACCAAACTTGTCGAACCCTACGTCGAGGCGGGCAAGAACGCGCTGGCCGAGTACCAGAAGATGGCGCCCTACGAAGATTTCGGCATGAAGCAGTTCGAGGCCGATCCGGGGTACAACTTCCGCATGGCGGAAGGCATGAAGGGGCTAGAGCGGTCGGCAGCGGCGCGCGGTCTGCTTCAGTCGGGCAGCACGCTCAAGGGCATCCAGCAGTACGGCCAGAACCTCGCCAGTTCCGAGTACGAGAACGCTTTCAGCCGTTACCTTACCCAGCGCGAGGCGCGCATGGACCCCTATCGTTACCTGTCGGGTCAGGGCCAGGCAGCGGCTGTGGGGCAGGCTGCCAACGTCGGCTCGACCGGCGCAGCGCTGGCCGAGATTGCCGCGCAGCGCGGCAACGTACAGGCGGCGCAGGCGGCGGGCACCGCAGGGGCCTTCGGCAACGCGCTTGGTTCAGTCGCGCAGGGCATTGGCAGTTACTACGCCAACCAGCCGTACATGAACTATCTGAGTTCCATCACGCCGACCTACAACGTCAATCAGTAAGGCGCCACGCCCATGCCGCTCGACCCCAGTATTGTCAGTAACGCCTTTGCGAACGCCGCCAATAACATGCCGGACATGAACGCGCTGATGCAGCAGCGCGTGCAGGGCGCGGAGAACGTCTACCAGATCGAGACGGCCCGCCAGGCGCAGGCTGCGGAAGCCGAGAAGGAAGCCGCCCAGCAGGCCGCCGAGGCCATGCTGCCGGCGGTGGCGTCGGCCTTTTCGGACCCGTCTGACGCCGGGCTGGACGCGGCTACGTCCCTGTTGCCCCCGGAGGTCGCGGAAGCCTTCACGCCGTTCATGCAGCGCCTCAAGGGCATAGCCGACCCCAAGATGCGGATGACGATCCTGCGGGCCGAATTGGCCAAGGATGAGGAAGGCAAGTTTATCCTCAGCCAGCTTGAGCCTAGCGCCAACATGCGGCTTCAGGAAGCGACGGCTGGCCGCCGCGCGGCGCTGGATGAGCGTCGTTTGGCGCTAGAAGAGGCCAAATTGGCGGCCGAAGGCGCAGGCGGGGGCAAGGTAGCGTTCCGCGAGACAGACGCGGAAGGTAACGTCCGCCTGTACGACGCGCAGGGTATTGAGATCGGTATGCTGCCCAAAGCCGGAAAACCTGCGGCGCCCGCTGCTGGTGCGGGGGCGCCGGGCGATAAACAACAGGCGCGCCAAGGTGTGGATGGTACGCTGTCGCGTATCATGGACCAGTACAAAATTTTGAAAAAAGAAAAAGCAATTGTATCGGCTGAAAATACTGCCGCTGAAAACATCGGCGCCCGCGTCAGCACTAAACTAGGTACGTCTGTCGGTCGGACTGTCGGGACAAAAGCGCAGTCGGCGCGGGATACCATCGCAAACTTGCGTCAAGCGCTGCTGGCGGACATCAAGGCGGCGACAGGTATGTCGTCTAAGGCTATCGACAGTAACGTCGAATTGAAATCGTTCTTGGACTCTTTGGGCGATCCTGACCAGTCGCTTGAAACCATTCAGGCCACTTTGGCTGAATTGTCCATTAAGTATGGTTTGGGTAGCCTTAGTGAAGATGGCGCCGAAGCCACGACAACTAGCGAAAGCGGTGACGTTGACACAAATAACCCGCTGTTGAGCGACGGGGTACAATAATGGCCGATCTGCGCGCGCTTACTCAAGACCCGAACTATGTGAAAGCTAATCCCGCCACTAAGCGGGCGATCTTTGATAAGTACGCGCCGACCGACCCGAACTATGCTAAGGCCAGCCCGGCGACCCAAAAGGCTATTCGCCAGAAGTTTGGCATCGAGCCTGTTGCCCCTACCGTTGGCGTGCGCGGCTCTATCCCGATTGCCGACGGCGTTGTCAACGCTGTACCTGAGACTACGCTCGTAAAGCCGCGCGACTACTCGTTTGGTGACGTAACAGCGGAAATCACCGCGCCGTCGCGTCAAATGATGTCGGAAGGCGTTTCGTCTCTGTACGCGCCTACTTCTGCGCCAGGCACGATGGCGCGTGCAGGCGAAGGCCTTGCGGCGCTTGGCAAGACCGTGTTGGGCGGGCTGGGCACGCTCACCTCCGGTGCTGTCGGGCTCGGCGTTGAAGCGTTGCCGGAAGCCGTAGTCACGCAGGGCGGCAAGTTTGAGCCTGTCACTGGCCGCCGCAAATTAGCGCAAGAACTGAACACCATGCTGATGTTCGCCGAACCTAACCCGGTGACGACAGGTCCGGCGACTGTTCGCGGGCTTACAAAGGGTACACCGCAGCGCGTGGTCAAGCCCGCCTTAGAGGCGCGCCCTAGCGAAGTCATCAAAAAGGAAGCGCAGGAATTGTTCCGAGCGCCGGAAATAAAGGATCTGAAGTTTAAGCCCGCAGCCGGCGATAAGTTGATTGATGATGTTACGACCGTAATTGAAAACGACGCGCTGTTTTCGCCAGTCCAGCACACCAAAGTCATCCGCAGTATGCGAGATATCGAAAAGACTATCGGCCAACCTTTGACCTATGAACGGCTTCAAGGGCTGTCTAGTCGTTTGGGCGCTGCGGCGGAAGAAACCAAGGATGCGACGCAAGCTACCATTCTCAGAAACATGAAACGGTCTGTAGACGAGTTCATGGGTTCTGCGCCGGATACGTTGCTAGAGACAGGCAATCTGCCGAAAGCCAAAGAAACGCTTTCGGCGGCTAAAGAAACGTGGAAGCGCAAACTCAAGAGCGAAACTGTTGAGGGTATCCTCAACGACATTCGCGTTGAAAGCGCCGATAAAGATATCTCTGCGGTAGCAAAAACTAAGTTTCAAGCCTTGGCTAAGAACGAGGATGAACTAAAACGGTTTAGCCCCGAAGAGCGCGCGCTGATTGAAGACCTCGCCGCAGGCGGCCCTAAGTCACAAAAGTTACTGCAACTGTACGGACGGGCAGCGCCTGGTATGGACCGCGCTATTCTGAGCGGCATTTATGGCCTTCTTGCTGGCGGCGGTGTTACCCTTCCTGCGGCTGTTGTCGGCGGCGGGGCTATTGCAAGCCGTAAACTTGCCAACCGCATGGCCGAACAACAAGTAAATCGTCTTTACGACAGCATTCTGCGCGGTGAAGTTCTGCCGCCTAGCGTGCCCGTTACAGCGGGCGAACGCGGATTGAACGCCGCCGCTAACCTCCAGAAGTTGCGGCCCGGCGCTGTAGCAGCGGAAAGCAATCGCAACTCGATGTCGAGGTGACACGGTGGACTACCAAGTGCTTTTCAACCTCGCAGTAGGGGCTGTCAGTGTTACAGGTGGATGGGTCTTGAGCCGGGTGTACCACAGTCTGGACCGTTTGGACGAAGACGTGCGGAAGATCCCGCTGAACTACGTCCAGAAGGACGACTTCAAGTCGGCCGTCGCGGACATCAAGAACGACATCCGTACCGGCTTCGCCCAGGTGGACCGCACGCTGAACAGCCTCTTCGACCGCGTCAACGAGAAGGCCGACAAGTCGTGAAAGTCAACGCCGCAGGTCTGGACTTGATCAAGAGCTTTGAGGGCCTTCGCCTGAAAGCGTACAAGTGCAGCGCGGGCGTGGACACCATCGGCTACGGCCACACGTCGGCAGCCGGTGCTCCCGTTGTCAAGGCGGGCAT